GGCGAAGTACCGGACATGCCCGACCGCTTCGACGCGGCGGAGCATTCGGATAAAGAACTGTAAGTCTGTTTTAACGAGAATGTTTTGCCCGTCCTTCTTCGGAACGGAAACATCATCGTAGGTGAGGGTCACGAAGCTTGATTGAGCCGTTAATTTGGATTCCAACAGAATCCGACAGGTCCACTTCCGCCGTCGATTAATTCGACAAGCCAGACATTGCCCACACGGCACGACTTTGTCCTTGTAGGGCGCTGGCACGGAGACCGGACGACCGCAAAGCACTTGAAGGTGCCCTCATATTGGGAGGTGGAGTACCACTCCCATTAGTACATATCAAGTAATGTACTGTTAAGAAACGCCTGTCAAGGCGAGGTGCCTTCGGGGTCGAAGGGGAGGCCGGCCGGCGCCGGCGAAGCCGCTGGCGCGGCACGAGACGCTACCGCGTCGTCTACAGGGACGGTAATAGCGGGCACATGGGGCGACTCTGGTTCACATGGCGCGACTTCGTCAGCATCGAGGATGCGCGGCATGTCTGAGTCGTCCTCCATTTCGTATTCCGTCACATCGAATTGCCCGAGCGGCAATTCTTCGTAGTCGTCTTCGGTGAAGTCGTCTTCTTCTTCGAAGGTGCCCAGGTCATCCGCCTGGGCTTGCATTGAGATTTCGTTCCGCACGTAGCGTTTGACCAGTTCCTCCATTCCTGGAGCCTGGTCATGGAAACCGACCGGCATTTCCTGCGGTACCGGGTCCACGGTTTCCTTATCGCCTGCTGCCGCTGCGCGAGCAGGCGAGGGCGCGTCCATGCGCCCTTGAAGCACATCGAGCTTCGCATTAATTTTCTCGATGGCGTCAGCGAGTACGCTGAAGTTACTCATAGGATTCTCGAACTGGCATTGCGAGCCACCAGGCGACGCATGACCAGATTGTGTTGCACCGCTATCCATAGACCGTGATTGGTTTGCACATTAAAAATGCGCTTAGAAGGATTGCAGTCGGTGAACGTCTCGTTCAGCGCCGGCGCCGACACGAACTCACGACCGAGATGCCAGTATTTCAGAACATCCCTAAATTCACCTGCGACACGCGAGGGCTCCTCGCGGTATTCGCGGTACCGGTCCTGGTAGCCGAAGATGTCGTACGTCGTTGCCGGGTCGGGGAACACTTCCCCGTCCCAGACTTCCTGCTGCCCGATTTGCTGGAGTTCCTTTTGCCAGAAGTCCTCACGCGTGCGGCGTAGCCACGTGCGCGACGTCCCGTCGAGATACATAGCTTTCGGACGGACCGACAGAAGCGACATGATATACCCATGTTCAGTAAAGCTCTTGCGGTAACGATTGGATTTTGTCGAGGCCACACCGTGGCCGTACATGTCCCCGACACCGTAGCGAGTCGGGTCGGCGTTGGTGGTGTCCGTCGTCTGTAAAACTTCGGACATTGCGACACGTGCACGCCCGCCACCGAGATACTCGGGACGGTCGAGACGCGCGTCGCCGGGCGTCACGCCCAGGTAGCGGAGGTACTCCGTATAGCGCGAGCCGTAGCGCGCGCGAGCTTCCGCATAGCGTTGCAATGCAAACGCACGACGGAACTCATTGATGGGTACCGCGCTCGCCCCCGACAAGTCGGCTTCGAGCTTCGTGTCCTGCCACTGAATTGGTTCAGCCGAGGTTGTTATCGTCCAACGCGCATCGTTGGTTGTTCCATCGCCTTCCAGGCCGACGCCACTCGTAGTGGCCGTCTTAAATATTGGCCTGCCATCGCCGGTGGACACCACCGGGGCGGCACCACCGATAGGCACCGAAACGTCATCGCCTTTCTGCGTCCACGGACGCGCCATCGTCAGATAGTCCTTCTCCCAAGCAATAAACGGCACGTCGACTTTTTCTTCCGTGCGCTCGCCACCAAGGTCTTGGTCGCGGTAAAACTCGTTGAATATCATATTAAAACAACGAATCGGGAGAGACGAAACCGGCACCGAAGCCACCAGGGGCAAGCCCAGGTAGTCCATGATATCGGAACCCGTGCCGGTCGTCAGCTGCGTAGGAACTGTTTGAGCATCGTTGCCATCGGCACCGGCAGTGATAAAAGCCTCCCATCCGGTACGTGCGCCAATCGGCCCTTCCGTTGGCCACGTGAGTCGGTGAGGCACAAAAAAGTGATGAATCCTGACTGACACAGGATGCATCACAGGAGCTGCCATAGGCGAGAATCGAAGAAAGACCGACGCGCTGTGTTGCGCAGTGTCGCCTGGTAGTACCTCGATAAGACCGATGGGGTACAGCTTCCCCATGTCGCCAGTCAGTAGCTTATAGTGCGAGAGCGTGTGGCGATGGCGCATTGTTATTCCTACAGTCTGTAGCCGACACGACCGGGACGGGGTGCACGGCTGGTTGATCTACGACCGCGCTTTCTTGCACGACCACCACGGCGGCGAAAGCCACCGCTACGAGTAACGCGACTCCGTACACGTCGCTTGCGTCCATATCCAATACCTCTAGGCATTATCTTCGTCTCCAGTTTTGAGCCTGACGGCGGAATCTTCTCAGGCGACCCCGGGTCACCATGTTGCGTTTACGTTTGTTGGCTGCGTCTCGAATCTTTTTCAGACGCATGTTGAGTTTGGTGCCAGACCACAATTTCTTTGCCTGGCGTTGCGCGAGCTCCACGAACAGATCTATCTGTCCGAGCTCGTCGCCAGCCTCTTGCGAGATTGCGCGATACCGATAGCCATCATCGCCCACGTATTCTGATTTCAACGGCACCGAACGGTTGCTCGTCATCGTCAGTGGCCGACGTTGAATGTCGGTACCCGGCGTACCGATGGGAAAGGTGCGGGCTTCGGGACCCCCGACCCCGGCACCGGACAGAGAAGCATCGCCAGACCATACGTCCTGTTCGACTCGCTTTAGCGCCGACGCAGCAGCCATAGCTTGAACGTCGTTATAGCGCGTCCGACTTTCGAGATTACCGATTTGAGCGGCCAACAGCCGCTCCGACCGGTCCTCGCCACGTGCGGCGACCTTGGCCGAGGTTCTGCCACGCATCCCCCGGGCCAGTTCTTTACCAGCTTGGGTGATGCCTTCGCCCAGGAAGGACCCAGAGGGTGATTGACCGCTGACGCTCGCGGACCCGTATCCGCCGGAGGCGCCGAGCGCGAAAAGTGGGTGAATTCCTGCGGCTTTCGCATCTGCTACCCGCCTTTGAATTGCTGTGTCATCGCGGAGGCGCAGTTGCCCCGCGAAGTCTTTACTGGTGCCTTTGGAAGCTTGGGCGGAGATGAGACTCCCGCCGATGGCTGCGCCTGCTGCAATGACTGCCGGCCAGACCATTATTTACATCGCTCCCCGTGTGGGCGGTAAGGACCAGGAGCCCCGCCCCCGCGGGACACCTTACCGATGGAGAGTAGTACCTTGCGACGGTTCTGTCGACGCTTGCAGATATCCAGGTCACGGGCGATGACGCCTACCTGGCGCATCGCCCCGATTTTCGGAGGGGTAGGAGTAGGGGGTACCATTTTGCGGCGCCTGACGACCCGTACAGGAGGCCGCTCCAACTGACGAAGCGGCTCCTCACCATGAACCACCGCCCTGGGCGGCTGCTGGAGGAATAACGCCAACTGCTGCGTATAGACCCGGTCAGAGGGTACCCTTTGCTTTCTGGTGGATTTCGAGACTCTTAAGCGTTTCCGCCGCTTTTTCATAATCTGGAATTACCTCATCGAGGGAGCTAGGCATCCGCTCCCCGCGTCGACCAGGAATGTTCAGCTCGGCTCGCATAATGCCGAGCATGTATTCGTCCAGGGGGTAAATTTTCCCCCCGATACGGACCACGTGCGACACATCGCCATAGCGGGACAGCAACTCCGCGCCCGCTTTCTTGTAGTACATCGAGGCGATGGTGATTGCCGCTTGATAGCCGATACCCCGCTTGCGACTTTGTAGGGTGAACTCCGGTGGCCTTCCATTGAGGCCCCGAGCATCTTTCGCGGTCATCTTCTTGACCGTATAGGCGGCTATGTACGCCGCCCTTTTGTCATTGAGTTCTGAGATAGTGATAAACCCTTTGCCCCACACCTTCGCAATAATGTGCTGCATTTGCGGCGTCGCATGCTTGCCGAACAGCACCAAGTGATAATGCGGTCGCTGGGTTTTTGAGCCGTACTCGCCACAGGCGAAGTACCGGACATGCCCGACCGCTTCGACGCGGCGGAGCATTCGGATAAAGAACTGTAAGTCTGTTTTAACGAGAATGTTTTGCCCGTCCTTCTTCGGAACGGAAACATCATCGTAGGTGAGGGTCACGAAGCTTGATTG